AATGCTTGTCTGAAAGTCATGGAATCTGTTATACATGTTGCCAATAATACGAGTGGCGTTCTGGTACACCATCTGTTCCTGCCCCAAGGTCGGAGCCTGACTTCCTCTACCAGCCAGAACATCAGGATTTGCTCCCTGCCTTGTCTGTTGGGTAAGAATGAAGTTCAGATAGTCCCAATTACTGTTGTTGGTAATGCCACCAAGAGACAGCTTATTCACAGAATTTGGATTATCCTGTCGAATTACGCCAGTATTTGGAGCATTGATTGCCCGCTCAACATCCTCTTTGTTCTCTGATGTAAAAGTAACCAAATCCTTTTGATTCTCAACCAGTTCTCTCAGTTTGTCAACCACAATGTTGGCTGTAACATCCATGTCATGCCACAACCATGCGGGCGGAATAGGAATCGGGGATTCTGGCATGAAGTTGTATCCAAGGTAGTCATAGGGTCCATCTCCTGGACCATCCCAGGACCGTTCACGAAGTACCTTGGTAGCGTGTCCCTGTGGCAGAATGGTGATGATAGTCCCCTCGTCCCGCAGGTACAGGTCGATGAACGTGGTGTACTCCCTCAAACCATACAATCTACGATCCAGACCACGGTTCACAATCTCACGCGGATTGAACTCCTGCATCATCTTGGAATCAGGCTTGATATAGTCAGCAATCTGATTGCCGTGTTTATCCTTGCCATAGAAGAAATCCCTGGCATACTCCGTGGGAAGGATATAAATATCACCCTCGAAGGCGAAGTCAGAACGACGTTTTGCTGAGGGATCACCAATATAATTGGAATCATCAATCAATTCCACTTTCGGAGTTCCAATGCGGATCACTTCATCCTGTACCGATACAAGCCGATCATAGTAATAATCAGTGCGGGTAATGGCAGCACCAAACATGGAATTGACAGCAGCAGGGATAAGGACATCCTGGGCCAAGTTCATCTTCTGGATCAGATAGTTCAGAGCCAAGGTTGTGGTATAGGCCCAAGGTTTGTACTCTAGCACCTGGGTTTCCACCATCACACGAGGATTGCCTTCCACCAGGAATGGAACAATCGTTGACACACCACGGTCTGTAAGATTAAGAACATGATTTTTGCCCCTTGCTTCGTCATAAAAACCAGAGGCACGTAGTTTTAGAAGGGATCGCCTCTTCTCCAAAGCTGGAGCCGATACTTCCTGCCAGAGTTTGCACAAGTCCTGCAAACGACCGACGAAGTTTTTCTTCGGTCCATAGGAATTCAAAACATTCGATTTAGCCATATTCAATACCGATAAACACGTCTCGTTTTATGTTCAAACAACTCTTGTTGCTCTGCCTGTCGTCGTCTGGATTCAAAAGAAAAAGGATTGACTGATTTGGCTTCCTGCACTGTCTTCTTTTGTTGATACTTGCTTCCAAGAACAGCCAAACCCACAGCAATCACCCTATCACCGTGCCTCTTCCTGGCTCCAGAGGTTTGATCCTGCACTTCCTCAGAACCAATATCTCCGTTCTCATAGAACACATAACCACGAAGTTCACTTAAAGTATCCGCATCGTGAATTATGCAGGACAGGTAGGAAGGTTCACGTTTCAGACCTTCGGACAGAGCAATACCCAACTCACCAAGCAGGTCAGACTTGCTGTTTGGGTCACTGTGCCAACCCCAGGTGTTTCCAAGATGCTTCTGCTTTGATGCCTCGGAGTGTTGGGTATACATGTTATGGACATGGTTGGCCAGCAATCGTCTACCAAAGTTGATTCCATGTCCGCCATTGTTCTCGAAAATGACATAGGCATTCCCCAACCAGTGGTGGAGAGCCGTCACCGTATCGGCAAACAGTTCATAGGGGGTGTTGGGACATACCCAGGTTCCAACAATTTCTCGTGTGTTAATATCCATAATAGCTGCAACACTGTTGCTGTTTCCGGTTCCCAAACTAGGATCACAACCTATGGTGTATGAGTGTGTCAGGTCAGGTTTCCCATTCTTCAAATCCCCCCAGAACAGAAGTCGTCCCTTTCCACCAGGAGTGACATACACGCCCTCAATTTTTCCATCACTGGATCGAGTGAATTTGATTTCTCCACGGAAGGATGGGGCTTTAATGGTCGTAGCCTCGATCCGACCCATGGTAATAAGAGAAAATACTGAATCGTGAGAACCGATTGGCGAGGCCCAGATGTTGCTTACGAAGTCACGGAAATTACCCTGTCGTTTGCTTTCCTCAGCATCATGCCACGGAGAACGGCAGTCTGCACCAGCAGGAAGATTCTCACATTTATCGGCAACAAATCTGGGGCTGGGGCCATCATACCCCTGTGCCAGAAGAGTTTTCTCTAGCGTTGATAACTTAAATGGATGAGTAAGCAGATCATTACTACCATTAAAGATACCAGGGTAACGTCGTGCATAGTAGTCCTTATCAACAATCTCTATAATATCATAGTCCGGAGTCCGGTACAAACCAGCAGCCTTTTCCG